CCCCTTTTACCAGGGAGTCAAAGCTTTCAAGTACAAGGTCATTATTAACTTTTCCAAACTCGTCAACCATGCCGTATTTCTCGGCCACTCCGTCAAGCTCAGCTCTCGCCTTTAGTCGTTCAGTTTGTTTCTTCGTCCTTGTTTGATCCCTCTGATATCGGTTTCGCCAATACTCAGCCTCATCAGCTCTGCGCTTGAGTTGCCTATCGTCGTCGGATAGCTCAAAGCCTTCGCTATTTTGTAGTGACTCAACAATTTGATCTTCAACCATATTAACTACTTCAAACGGAGGTACGTTAAACGCTTCCGCTGCCGTAATCAACATGGCCTTCCAGTCTTTGTTGTCCACTAAATGCGAATACATAGTATTCACAGTCTCATTTAGTGTTTCTCTGTCAGACTCGAAAGTCTTCCGTTCTTTATCAAGGTCAGAGAACTTCCTGTCCCAGCTCTGCTTGCCTGAGTAGTTATTCATCATGTCTTGGAGATTTACCTTTTCAGGAGCTCCTTTAACCATAACTTCAAACTCTGTATCGGCTCGTAGATCTAATTCAGATTCTCCTTGCTTTACTTTATAAATCTTAGCAGATTTTTCGTCACCTTCAACTATTTCTTCTTCTAGTGATTCTGCTGGCTCTCTCTCCTGCTTAACTTTTTGATCTTTAGGGTCTTTTTCTGTTGCTTCAAATCCCACTGGTTCTTCAACTTGATCTTCTTTGCCTTGGCCTCTTCCCTTTTTTTCTGCTGGCTCTTCAGCTTCAACTCTTTGCGGTTCATTAGTTGATTGCCTTTCTACTTGTGGAGATCTTCCATCTTGATCCATAAGAGATTCCATTTGATCGAAGTTTACGCTCTCGCCAGGAGCCTTTTGCAAGGTTGCTCCATCTACAGGTGCGCTTTCTACATTTGGGTTTACTTTTTCAGACATCTTTTCTCCTTAAATTGCTCTTGTTGGTTGAACTGGTGGCACATTTGGAACTGGTGGAGGCGGTGTTTGTGCTGTAACACTAGGTACACTTCCACCTGCAGCCTGTTGCCCGTTGGGGTTATTAACCTCCTGTTGGGCTTGTTCAGCCTGCGCTAAACCTCCGGGTACTCCTAAAACTCCAAGATCTGATTGACTTAGACCCTCAGTTGCCATGGGCATTAATGGGGGTGGCTCAAAGAAGATTGGGAATAGATCAAGAACTGCGAGCTTCTTCTGAAAGAACTCGTTTCTTAATGCCTTATCAACCATAAACATCTCTGTTGCTCTAATATGATCTTCCATTTTTTCTTTTTGTTCTTCTGGAACACTGTCAACGTATCTATAAGTCTGCACATCCCGAACATGTATCTTCCAATGTTCAATTAGATCCTCATATATCTTTGGTTCAGGCATATTCTTATTACTGAATAACATTTCGTTCTCAGCTTCAGCCATTCGCACAGCAGCAGTTGCCACATCTAAAAACTTATCCGATTGAGCAAGATCGAGCATGTCCAATACTTGTTTAGGTGGCACATCCTCTGGAAATCTCTCATTTAGGTCTAATAGTGTCTGTGTTTTGGCTGATTTAGTTTGTGGAAGAGCACTGGCATTCTGAATACGAACATCAAAGCTTTTCGACAAGTTAGCAGCATCAAAGAACTGAGTCATCCACTCGTTCTCTCTACCAAGAACTCTAATCATCCTTTTATCACTGGATTCATAGTAATCAGAAGCAACAGCAAGTGTTTTAGCTGCTACTCGCCTAATCCACTCGTTATATTTAATAACCTGCTCATTTCTTCTCTCATTTTCTTGTTCGTTCAGGAATTGAAGTGCAACTCCTGCCTTTATTCCGGGAGGCGGTTCACCACGGCTCACACCAAAGACTCCAGCAATTTGTTGGAACTCCTCTTTAAGCATTTGTCGAAATTCAAAGGTTTCTCGACCAGTTGGGTTTGCCTGAGCAAGCTCTGGTTTTTGTGGACCCTTATATTGAACAATAGTTATATCATTACCCAATTGATCTAGCTTTAATGACCCTGCTGGTACCATCCACTTAGGATGGCTAACCATGATCTGATTTCTTAGAATCATATTAGTTAAATTATTGTATGCGCCAGTTAACTGCTTAACTACGTCAAAGAAGCTTCTAGCATGCAACTCTTCAGGGAACTCTATATCTGTAAGTCTTTCAAAAGGTAATTCTCTATGATTGTATGGAGCCTCTTCATTAGAAAGTATTACATCCCTTGTGAAGAATATCCTTCTACCTGCATCTACAACATCAGTTCTCTTATGATAAAACTCGAATACCTCTACACGATTCTTTGCAGATTCTTTCTCTAGTGTTTCAAAATTCCACATCTGAGACTGGTCATTACTCTTAATCTTCTTTGCACTCTTAGGCCATTTAATCCTAGCCTTAGCTACATGCATAATCTCACTTCTATAGCAGTATTCAACGTCTTCTAAATTTCTTTGCCTTTGTAGGAATACATCCATAGCTGTTACAATCTTATAATCAACGTCACCAACACGAACTGGCTTATTGAGCTTTATAACTTCACCTGATTCATTCTTTACTGTGACTCCATCTTCATCGAGAAGACTAATTTCTCCATCTTCTGATTCCTTTTTTGCTTTATCAAAACTTGGGTGCTTCTCTCCTAAGTCTGGATTCCAGTTAATCCAAAGATAAGCCTCTCCCATAACTGCAGCCATCTTTGCTGCTTTTCTAGTCTTAGTAGATTCAAATTGTTGGTTGTACCAAATGTGGTCTAATAACAGCTTACTCATCTTAGCTGCTATTTTATCGTTGAACTCATCGTTGGTTGGCAGGATCGCAATACCAGGCTTGAACTTAACTAGAGCTGATACTCTGTTTTCTACAAGGTCAAACAAGTGGTTAACTGTTATCTTTTGAAATATTCTAGATTTATCTACTGATCGATCTCGGATGTCTTTTCGATCTTCTTGGGTTGAGTATTGAATGCCTCTGTACAAGGCTAGGTTTCTTTTAATCTCTCTTAATCTGAACTCATCCTCTCCTTGGATGAAATCAAGCTCTGCCTTAAGCCAGTTCAGAAGTTTATCTTGCTCAATCTCGTTGTCGTTATTGTAATCCAATTCATAGAATGCTTTTCTAGAATGTGCTGGAGCACTTCCCTCTTCTAACTCTTCAAAAAACTGTGCCATTCAATACCCCTTCCTTGGGTAGTAATTCAACTGAGGTTTACTTCAAACCCCTCCGGCTGCATTGAAGCAGTCAAAGATTCCTTTTCCTTATCAGTAAGGCTTTCAAATGCGTTATCCCTATCGACCGGAACATACTGAATACTGTGTGTTGAATTCTTTAAACCCTCAACCTCTATTTTTAGTTTAATGACTAAATTAACAAATACAACAACAGCACAGAAAAGAACCGTTATACCTGTTATAGCTACACCTATAAAAAATTCACCACTCATGGTTCCCATCCTTTATATTGACGATCCTCTTCATTAAACAACTCAGGAAAATCATCTTCAATTCTAGCACCTCTCCACATTGGATTCTTCTCAGGATCCATTGGCTCATCCTCATTTAACGTATGATAACCTGCAGCTCCAAGTCCATACCTAACATCATCAATTAAGTGATCATGCTTTTTTGGGATCTTACCCCATTTATCCTTACGATAATTGTCTAGCTCCCAGAACAGATCTTTACATCTATCTGAAAATGTACACTTTTCTGCCAGCATGATGTCCTTTAATAATCCAATTCCCACTTCTTTTTTATTCTGAGCCTTTTGACTTGGCTCCCAATATTCATCAAAGTGGTCCAACATCTCACTCATCCACCAAGTAGCAGCCTCATCATAGATCTTTCTCCAGTCAGCCCACTGACATAACTCATGACGCTTACTGGCTATTCTTCTGCCAATCTTTTGAACAGTCATCTCGTGCTGATCGCCTTCATATATCTCATCAAGAAAATACACATGCCGTGAGTAAGGATTGATAGCCATAAATAAAACACCGAAAACAGTGGCAGCAGCGGGGTCGGCAATTATATACCATTCGAGTTTCTTTAAATCCCTCTGAAGTTCCCCCATGATGTCTGCATGTTTTCGGATCATTTCTCTTTTAAGCATTGGGAATATCTTAGAAGCACCACCCTTTACAAATTCTGCACCGTACTCTCGCAACCAAATATGTTCCTCACCCCTTGATGTAAGTCGTATCTTTTCTTCATCCAGCCACCATTGTGGAATATGCTGGTTTTCCCAAGTAGGGGCTTTCTTGTACATCTTTTTTGGGTTATTCATATGCTCAACTGCAGTCATAACGTATTCGTTAGTCCTATCATTCAGATCTACATCTTCGGGCGGGGTTCCAATAAAGATCTCAGGAGCATTATATACTGAGAGATTTGGTCGCATCGCTTCCCTAAACTCCCTACGGTGGTCTTTATATTCCTCATAGACCAATATTCCAGGGCGAGTTCCTCGGTGAGAATCGTAGTTGTCACTCCCGTCGATTTTGATAAAGCTTCCATTTTTGAACTTGAGCCGCATTTCTGTATTATTAATTCCATCAGATCCATCAAGGAGCCAGCTTCTTGGTCCAAACGTCTTAATACGTGGATCTGCCCAGACAATTTCTCTAGCCTGTTTAAGCTGTGGAGCAACATAGTAACATCCTCGTCCTGGATTGAGCTGTGCCCATCTCCAGAGGATGTAGATTGCGAGCTCGGTTTTCCCCCACTTCCGCCCGCACTGGACGAAGATTGACCGGATATCAGCGTTAAAGAGGGCTTTCCCGGCTTCAATTTGTCCGTCATGCGGGGTCCAGTCCTGGTGTAATGCTTTCACCACTTCTGCGTAATTCATTAGACTCGGTGAGAACTGGGACGTTTCGTTCGATGAGGTCATTTACTATCCCGTTCACCTGACTCATCAACAAGTTCCTCTCCGTCTGAAGAGTCATCGCCAGCTTCACTACTTCCTGGTAATCCTTCTTCGCTGTCTCCAGTTCCGCTTTCAGCTTTAGTATCTCCTGAACTGCGAAGTCTTCCTCTGGCATCCTTATCTCCTTTGTTTTCAATTACATGTGCATCTAAGATCTGTTTCATATCCACCATCGGATCTTTTAATATTTCATTCATTAATTCTTTAGGAGAGGATATTCCTTGCACATGTAGATTAACGTCAACCTCAACAAGTGGAGTATTATCAACACGTTGGAACATAAAAGGAAACATTTTCGTTAGACAGCGTAGTTGCTCCTCGGGAGCACTTTTAGCAAAGGCATCCCTGAACTTCTCCTCGAATCTCCATTGATGGCTTTCAAGCCAAGCAACCAAGGACTTCTTGTTCTTATTTTTTGACCCTTTTGGTCTTGGCACGTTTTCTCACCTTTTTACTAATGTTCATCTTTATATCCTGCTTGTCTGGGATTGTTGCTTCAGGAACAAAGACATGGTTATGCTTCTTATCTTCATCGCACATATGCACAATAGACATTAAATCGCATGGACGAAGATCAGATAACCTGCCCTTGATCTCATCCTTGAGCTTTTCAGTCAGAAGCTCTTTAGCGATACTGTAGATCACGGTGATATTCTCGTCGCAGTATTTACTCTTTAAATCTTTTTTGGTGGCCTGGTAGATGGACTTGATTTGCTCTGGGCTTTTTTCAAACATGGTTTACCTTCGCCTTACCCCAATATAATACTGAGGGCGTATGTTTTATAGTTACAGATTAATCTGTTATAATCAAGCTGTCATGACAACTAAAAAATAAGGAGTGTACACATGAAGATGGATAATCAAAAAGGTAGTGTTGAAATTAGTAAGGGTGGATCACCTGATTCTAAAGCTAATGTCTCTGGTAAAAAAGGGATGGGAAGCGAGTCAGGAAATCAACTCCCTAAAGGTAAAGGGAATAAGCTCTCCTCAGAGGCAGGATCTAGAGCTAGTGGGAAGGATGCTTCCCAGTACTCTGATGTCCAAAAAGGCCACCGAGAAGATTTCGGTAAAGGCGATGGATCGAGATAAATCTATGGCTCCTCCTCGGAGGGGCCACTTCTGCTAGTCCACAATCCACCAACACTTCTGCTTGTTCCTGATAAGGATGATTCCAATCGAAACATTCCCTAGGGATTTTTATCGTGTCTTCCATGAGGGGAGTATAGCACATCTCAGATTTTGGACGCAACGGGGGCTTTACCAACAACCCACTTTAAGGGTCAAGTATCCCATACTAACAACTGGTAGTAACAACAGAACTTATACACTATTCAATCTGACCCTGCCCCCCACTTAGGGCTGGTGGTTATGTCTTAGTCAGAAATCAGCAAATCGACCTCACAGGATCTCTCCTGCTAGGCCAGACTGAGTAGAGCTTCGCTCGTTTTTCTTCAGGCAAAATCTTTCTAAGACAACACCCCCGATATATCTGATTTGTGTGTCTTCCAACTTTCGATCTTCCTTGCAACTATCACCTCTTTTAGAGAGACATAGGTTAATTCGCCCAGGTTTACGAGTTATTGGCTACGCCGCCCTCGACAAGTTCAGTCTTATATGTGAAGATAATCTTGTAACTTGCATATCTATCCTATCAGGGGGTCGGGAGAATGAAAAGCC